ACAGACAGGCGGAAGCACAAGCGGTAGTCCTGTGGGGTTAGGAAACATGATGCGCCCCCGCAACTCCGGAAATCAGCTCCCCGGTGGTGGGCAGTTTCCGGGACTAGGCCAAGGTCTAGGTGGAATGGGTCTTATAGGCCAAAAGGTGAACCAGTCCCAAACTCTATCGCAGCCGTTTATTTGGAGTAGAGACCCATTTGGTGAAAATGAAAGAGGATTATTTCAACCAACAACAAGGTTTAGTGATATGCCTGTCGCTCCGAGTAGGCAAGCGCAGGAAATCGCTCAGATGCAAATGAAACAGCAAGAGGCAGCGGCAAAGAATTTCAGCCAGCCCTTGAGAGGTTCTCCTCTCCAACAGATAGGCGCAGGCAGTAGTCCTTTTGGGTCAGGAAACATGCGCCAAGCAGTGATGGGGCAGCCTTCTCCCCGTCAGGCACAATCTCAAGGGATTGTCCCAATGTTGGCTGGCCCGCGTGGCGGGTTGGCGGGCTACCAGCGGGCGCGGCAAATGGGTCTTCATAGCGCCTTCCGTATATGATATGCCATTATCTAAAATTCAATTTGCTCCGGGTGTTAATAAAGAAGGAACCGAATACACGGCTGACGCTGGGTGGTTTGACTCGGATAAGATAAGGTTTAGAAAGGGGCGTCCAGAAAAGATAGGTGGCTGGCGGAAATATACAATAGAGTATTTTTTAGGCGTTTGTCGGTCTATTTATGATTGGGCATCTCTGGAGTCAATAAAATATATAGGGCTAGGAACTAATCTTAAATTTTATATTGCCGAAGGAAGTTCCTTTAATGATGTAACTCCTGTCAGGTCAACAACATCTGCTGGAGATGTTACTTTTGCTGCAACAAATGGGTCTTCTACCTTAACAGTTACAGATACAGCGCATGGAGCCGTTGTAAATGATTTTGTTACATTTTCTGCCGCAACGACTCTTGGCGGCACTATAACCGGAACGGTATTAAATCAAGAATATCAGATAGCCTCTGTCCCAACGGTTAACACCTATACCATTACAGCCAAAGATACTGATGGCGACGCGGTAACGGCCAATTCTAGCGATTCCGGGGATGGGGGCTCCAATACCGTGGGTGTTTACCAAATAAACACGGGGCTTAATACGTTTGTCAGTGGTACTGGCTGGGGGTCTGGTTCGTGGGGAGCCAGCACATGGGGCAGCGCAAGCTCTGTGGCCTCTTCTGGGCAATTAAGACTGTATAGCCAAGATAATTTTGGTGAAGATTTAATCTTCAATATTAGAGGCGGCGGCGTTTATTATTGGGATGAATCAAGCGGAACCGGGACAAGAGGTATTCCGTTAACATCGTTAGGATCTGCATCTAATCCACCAACTATTGCATTGCAGGTTATGGTTTCCGATACAGACCAGCATGTTATTGCTTTTGGGGCAAACCCGATTGGTTCTTCTGATATAGACCCGCTTTTCGTTAGATTCTCCGATCAGGAAAACGCGGCAGACTGGACTCCAACAGCTATTAATACTGCTGGCGGCGTTCGTATTAATTCTGGCTCTGAGGTCATAGGAGCCATCCAGACAAGACAAGAAATTCTTATTTGGACGGATGCCAGCCTGCATTCCATGAGGTTTGTTGGCGCTCCATTTACTTTCCAGTTTTCTCGGTTAAGTACTGACATATCAATGATATCGCCTAATGCAGCAGTTAATGCCAGAGGCGTTGTTTATTTCATGGATAGGGGTAATTTTTATATGTATAACGGGGCAGTTCAGCCACTGGCTTGCACCGTAAAGGATTATGTTTTTTCCAACTTAAACAAAGACCAGTCGTTTAAGGTTTTTGCTGCTGAGAATAATGATTACAATGAGGTAATTTGGTTTTATCCTATAGGTTCCGCTGACACCGAGGTAACCAATTATGTCTCTTATAACTATGAAGAAGGTCTTTGGGCTGTAGGAACGATGACTAGAGGCGCTTGGGTTGGTGGAAGTACACGGCAATACCCTCTGGCCTGTTCTGCTATAGACGGGGGTAACAATTATTTATATGAGCAGGAAGTTGGTTATGACGCGGATGAATCTCCAATGACCGCCTATATTGAGTCTGGCGACCTTGAGATTGGAGAAGGTGAATACTTTATGTTTATGAAGAGGATTATCCCGGATTTTTCTTTTAGCGGGAATCAATCGGATGCCTCAACTGACATCATCGTTAAAGGCAGCAATTTCCCTTTAGAAACGGCAGCTGTCCTTTCAACGTCAACAGTAACTCCGAGTACAACCCAGTCTTATGTGCGGAATAGAACAAGGCACTCTGTTGTCAGGGTAGAGAGTAGCGGGACTGGCTATGGCTGGAGGCTCGGGGGGCTTAGGTTTGATATGCGTCAGGACGGGAGGCGGTAATGGCTTCCAGAAGAGACAACCCTTTACCGGCATCTCGCCCAGAGTATGACTTTGAGAACGAGGCAGTCACAAGAAGAACGATAGAGCTTGCCTTTCAAACTCTTGAAAACGATGTTGAGCTGGCAAAGACCCAAGGAGACAAAACCGGCTCTCTTGCAGTGAGGAGGTTTCAGTTTCTCCTCATGGGGGCTTCATGACCGATGTTATAAAAAGTTTAGGACAGTTAGCCCCGGCAGCGACAACAGTAACAACCCTTTATACGGCCCCGAACTTAACACAGACAACAGTTAGTTCTTTGGTTGTATGCAATAGAGATGGTTCAGCTGCGACATTTCGGGTGAGCTTTCATGTTGCGGGAGCCTCGGCAGATGATAAGCAGTATTTGTTTTATGATAAGGCAATTTCTGGAAATGAAACCATTACGGTGGTAATAGGTATGTGTTTTGCTCAAACAGATGTTATAAAAGTCTATGCAAGCACTACAAACTTATCATTCAATCTATTTGGAGTGGAGACAAGTTAATGTATTCTAATAATCCCCCTATGCGGGGCATAGCCAATAGCATGGCTCAACATGGACGGTATGGCGACAGCATGCTTGTCCATATGAATCCCCATGAAGTTCAGGGAATTGCTGCCCTTTCTCCTACAGGGAAACTGACAACCAACCCTATTACTGGTCAACCTGAAGCATTCTTACCATTTTTGGCTCCTTTGTTGGGCAGCATGTTTGGTAGCACCATACTTGGAGGTCTTGGATCTGCCCTTGGATCAGGTGTCTTGGGTACTGCGTTAACTAGCGCGGCTGGCAACGCTGCCTTGTCTGCAGCTATCGGTTCAGGGCTGGCAACAACGGCTGTAACCGGAGATCTTGGAAAAGGCATTATGTCTGGCCTTACTGGTTGGGGCTTGGGTCATGCTTTAGGCGCTGCTGGAGATGCATTAAATCCTGAGATAGGTGAGACTGCAGCGGCCTTGGGGGATGCGTCAACGGCTGCTTCAGAGGCTGGAAAAAACTTAGCATTAATAAGAGCAGAAACTGCAGATCCAATAGCTAAAGCAATAGAAATGGGGGGGGCACCGGCTTTTAGAACAAACCCTTTAGCGACCGGAGAGTTGGTAAACCAAGGGTTTTCTCCAGCAGCAGTGACAGATCCTTTTACTGGAGCCGTAATGAATACAGCAGCTTTAAACCCATCTCAAATAGCTATGGCAGATCCAATGCAAAAGCTGCTTGGCGCAGAAGGGGCTAGGAATGCAGCAAGTGCAAAGGTAGCAAACCTATCAGAACGATTAAGTTCTTTAAGGGGCGCTCAAACTGCAGGAGATAAGATCCTTGCCCCATTCAAACAGCCCGGAGTTTTTGGGAAACAATTTCTAGAGCCCGGAGTTCTTGCACCAATAGCAATTGGCGAAGGCCAAAGAGCGCAAATGCAAGCTGTAGAGGAAGCTGAAGAGAGGAACCGCAGGTTCGAGAGAGAGAGGGAAGAAGATTACCGAAGGAATGTGGCAAACATGGAGGCTGCTTACGATCAATTAGAACAGGACTATCCGTGGTATAAAGTAGCGCGTGACTCTCAATATGCTGCGGCAGGGGGAATCACATCTATAGATCCTAACAATTACATGGATAATATTAAAGGATTGCAGCGCCTCGCTGGCGGCGGTGTTGTTAAGATGCCTTTTGGTGGCTCTATCCCTAACTTTGGGCCAGGGGGAATCACAACAGATCCGCTAAGGGGGAGTCTAAACGTAGTGCGTGACTCTCAATATGCTAGCGATCCTAGCTACATGGATAATTATGATGCGGAATACACAGAGATAAACAAGGCCGGGGCCGCCGCTCGCCAAGCTGGGATTAGAGGGACAGAAGTTATATCCCCTGAAGAATTGGCTGGGTACAGGCCCGGATTTAGCCCTGAAATTAATTACTTTAGGGCTCCCGTCAATCCAAACCTAGCCAATCAACCTGCTAGCGTCAATCCAAACCTAACCAATCGGCCGCTGAATGGAAACACAACCTATGGCAACCACATTTTCAATTATGCCCCCATTGACCCTGTTACCGGGGGTGTAAGCACAGAATCAGTTACGCCCGATGATATTATCCGTCAACTCAATGCCAATAATTATAATCCAAGATCTGGTTCTGGTTATGCAACGACGACAACGCCAACCACCGAGGGAGGGTACGATTACAATAATTTTAATTTTGAGGATTGGGTTAATAGTGAAGAAGGAGCCGCTAATATCAGCACCTTTCGTGATGCTTTAAATATCCCAAGCTTTGATCCTACTAGCCTTCAAAGTCAAATAGATACTAATAGAGAATTAGCCAGTACTCCCTCATTTGATCCAGAATCTTTTAAGTCAGACATTCTTTCTAACATACCTTCCTTTGACCCAGATATTCTTTCTAATATACCCAGCTTTGACGCATCTGAGCTGCAAGATAGGCTATCAGCATTGGAAACTATGGAAACACCTTCCTTTGATGACTCCGCTCTTAGAGAGATGATTGCGGCTAATACAGAACAATTTGGGCAAATACCTTCATTTGATGCTTCAGGTATCCAAGGGCAAATAGATGCGCTCAGAAATCAACCGGGAGTAGAAACCCCTAGTTTTGACGCATCTGGTTTACAAAAAAGGCTGTCAGCATTAGAAACAAGAGAGATCCCTAGTTTTGACGCATCTGGTTTACAAGAAAGATTGTCAGCAGTGGAGAATAGGAATATCCCCGGCTTTGACGCATCTGGGCTACAGACTCAGATAGATGCGATGAGAAACCAGCCGGGCTTTGATGCATCTGGCTTACAAAGTCAAATAGATGCGATGAGGAATAAACCCGGCTTTGACGCATCTGGTTTACAAGGAAGATTATCAGCACTGGAAACAAGAGAGATCCCCGGGTTTGATGCCTCAGGGTTGCAAGAAAGATTATCTGCTGTAGAGAACAGGAATATACCGGGATTTGATGCATCTGGCTTACAAGGACAGATAGATGCTCTTAGAAACCAACCGGGGTTTG